CATGATGCCCGCAGTAGATCCAGTCCACAGTACTTGTAGCTTGGAGAATGCATTGCCTGTCGAATTGAAGACACGCTCGACAGTAGACTCGACACCACGTTTAGCATTGATTGCTAACATAAAACCTCCTTACTTAGTTAGGAATGATTTGAGATTGTTTACATCGATGGTGGCAGAGAAAACACCACGCAACTCAGCCTCGCAGTCAGAGGGGAACTTGTTGATGATTGCATTCTCGAATGCGATACCAACAGGCACACCCTTGGTGATTGCTCTAGCCCAAGCAAACAACTGACGTAGGCTTGGCGGTTGCGTTAGCACACCCGCCTTAGCTTTCTCACGTGCAACTGTGGCGAACTTGACTAGCACCTCGGAGGCATCTACTGGCAAGCCAGTACGCTTAGATACAAGCGAGACCTCATCGGCAAAGGGCAAGTACTCAAAGCGCAACGTGTAACCAAAGCGATCAATGAATGCGGTATTTTGATCACGCACACCCGCAAAATTACCTGACTGATCGCCAAAGCCATTCGAGTTATCAGCGCAGAAAAAAGCAACGTGCGAGGCAACTGCAATGCGCTCGCCTGTCTCAGCGATAACAATCGAGCGGTGTGGGCTACGCTCACAGAGCGAGTGCAGTACTGCAATTGACTGCGCCCTTGCAAAGCCAACCTCATCGAGGATGATCAGCGCACCAGTATGTTGGATAGCTTGAGTGATGACACCCGCTTTCCACACCACGTTGCCGTCCTTGATGGTGTTGCCACCGATGAACTCGGCACGCTCCATTGCCTCATCGAAGTTAACTCGAAACAACCTACGTCCGAGGCGGTTAGCAAGCTGAGTGACGAACTCGGTCTTGCCTGTACCACGCTCACCCGCAAGCCATACGTTGTCAGGGAGTTGATCGTCCAAGGCAACTAAGGCTTGATGCAGATGCTTAGGATCGAAGACGTAGTCATCGACACGTGCGGGAGCGGATGGGTCACCCCACACCTCAACCTCAAGATTGGCAAAGTCGATGGTCTCGCCACCATATTCGTAGCTGAGTGCGCCATCGAATATGTTCTTGACCTTGACACGCTTGACAGTCGGTACTGACTGAGCCACCTGAGCCAACACTTCCTTGGTTGCGGTCTTTTTGAATGAGGCGAATAGCTTGGACACCTCGGTGCGGATGGTGTCTTCAATCACCTTGGCATCAGGCTTTTCAACCGCATCGATCTTGACGTTTAAACGCTCTGTCAAGGTCTTGAAGTCCTTGGCGATCTGTGTCGATTGTTGCAACGCAGAGTCAAGGGATCTGTCAGCAGTTGTACGCAACACCTCAACCTGAGCTAAGGCTTGATCCACCTTGGCTTGTGAATCGTAGACCGCCTTGCGAATGTCATCAGGCACACCCGCTTGGGAGATGGCAGACGGCTTGGTGGCACGCACCTGATCGATGGTGACGTGACCGCCCTCGATTAGATTGATGACCCAAAGGTCATCACGAACAGGGTCAGCGGTAAAAACGCAATTAGGTGAAAGCTTTGCGCCATGTTGATCAAGTATTGCCTGTACCACAGTACGTGGGAGCAGAGAGATGATTTTTGGAATATTCAAGGTAAGCCTCCGAGAAAAAAGTTATTGTGCTAAAGCAAATTGCGTACCGCATTGGCACGTAGGTAAACCCTTTTTGATCCAAGCATTACTGACTCGGATCGTGTACTGAGACTTGAATGTGCCGTCAGGCTTGGTCTCAACGCACGTACTGCATACCGCCTTGATCATGCGTGTGCCTTGCACCTTGTAACTACTAGCCACATTCAGCTTGGCATGAGGGTAGATCCCAAGTGATTCAAGGATCGGGGCAAAGTTACTACGGAACTGAGCGCCTACCTTGGTTTGAGTCAGACTGCCCTCTAGCCACACCTTGCGGGCGCAATGTTTAAACTCTGTGCCATGCGATGAGCCTGTGACTGCGTGGGTCAATTCATGTACCAGTACACCCAAGACCTCGACAGAATCATCGAGTACAGGGGAGATGAAGATCTGATGAGTCGCATCTTCCGAGGCATCAGGTGAAAAATGCTCACCGACATTGCGGTACAGGGATCTAGCCCGCTTGGATGGGAAACCGCAAGAGACCCTGACGTGATCAGGGATAGGGAAACCATTAGCGTGGAAAATGCCACGCACCGAGGTAACTGCATTGTTGAGCCATTGCTCACGTAAAGCTTGGGTCATAGAACCTCCTTGTGTTTTTGTTTGCGAGAATACTTGCGGGCAGTATGACTACCCGCTCCACTACGTTTTGCGTACTTAGCTACGAAATTGCGAGGCATATGCCCTCCTAGAAAATTAGATGCAAGGCGCATCCCTATGCCCATCAGGGCATGAGGATAAGTCTTACTTTGCGTTGATGAGACCACGCTCAATCAATTGAGTCGCAGTACGTCCAAAGAACCCTTGCAATTGCCATGCAAGACCTGAGTCCACTAGGAATTGCCATGCCTCAAGCACCTGATCCTCTGAATCAGCCTCGATAAAACCCTCAGCAATACCTACCGCATTGAATTGATCCATAGATCCTCCGATTAGAGTGAGAAAAAGAAGTTAGCGGGAATAGCACCAACCTTGGTAGTGGTGATGCTGATTAGGCGATCTTCAAGATGACCAATAAAACGATGGTCAATTGACAGACCAGTAATGTCGGACACAAAAGCCATTTTGTCGGTAAGCCTTGCGTATTCAAGAGCATTGTCAAGGGTTACATATTGCTTAACGTATTCACCATATGTCATAAAGCCTCCTAAGTAGATGCGAGATTGCATCCTCTTGGACTCAGGTCAAGCCCCTATAGGTAGGTGGGTGCTTAGTGCGAGTCCAATGAGATTAAATCTCAAAAGAACAGGGGATCGCTCCCCGACACTAGGACATTCGCATAAGCAGTCACGCTTATGGTTGTGGTCGTTCGCCTCATTCCGTTCGGTTGCCTGATCCTCATCCAAGGGGCAGAGCCTACTAGCCTTTTAGCGCAGAGTTTAAAGTCCTCATATTGACTGCCACTTAAGATTATTCAATTGCCCTAGGCACTCAGCAATACCGCACTTATTTAGATCCACGCTCTCGGCTCGCACGTGGCGGGTGGTTTCTCACCCAAAACAAAACAACATCACAGTATAAACACATTCGCTTTCTGCGTGTAAACACTTTGTATAAATGCTTGAGTAATTTGTTGGGTTATCGCCACAATCGGATCGCTATATATAGGGCAAAAATCAGCCTGTTTTAAGGTCATTTAGATGACCGACACGCAAGCCTTATAGAATAAGGGTGAGGCTCGCCATGCCATTTTCACGTGTGTACTAATGCACTTGCCTCATGTAGACACAAAACGTCTCTAAGAGCGTTTAAATCGGTTTGAGCGGTATGTATGGGCATACAGTAGTTGCCTATTTTTTAAGCAATCGGGGGATCAAGAGTCGAAGACGATCAGGCAAATCTATGGTAGGTAGTAGAGGCTCATGCGGTGAGCTAGTTAACTTGCATAGGTGACATAGGAGGGAACAAATCAGAAACAGGATTGACAACGTAGAGCGACAGGCTCATGATGTGAGCTAGTGAAGTACTTGTTTAAACATAGAGGGGAATGCAATGGGCAAAGCAGAATTGTTAGCAGATGTGATTAAAGAGAATGTGAACACCGAGACCAAGCCTGATATTGACATCGTCAAGCGGGGGAAAGATAGCGAAGCGAGGCGGTCATATATAGAGTCAGTAGAGGTAAAGACTAAGAGTAATGGACTGCCATATGGATTACATACTGAAGAGACTGATGAACCAAGCGGTAGGGATAAGAGATTAACTAAACGACAGTTGAACTTTGCAAGCAATGTCATAGATGGCATGACACCGATAACGGCTTACATGGGAGCATTCAAGTGTGACCACCTTACAAGCGCAACGATTCAGCAGAGAGTGAACGACTTACTCGCAGATGCGAATATCACTTTACTCTTACAACCTCTTACTCAAGCCAAGAAAGAGATGATCATTAACGATGATCGCATGGCACGTAGATACGTAATGAACGAATGGTTCAAGCACAGCGAGGACATTGCAGTCCCAATCAACGTACGTCTGAGAGCCCTTGAGTTGATGGCTAAGGCATCAGGAGTGTTCGAGACTAGAGCAGAGCAAGTCACCGAGGCTATCGACATCGACACGCTCAAGCAAGAATTAGATAAGTCTATTGCGCTAATCGGAAAATGAGAAACCCTGTGGATCTGTCACATAAGGCTCTGCGGGCGACCCCACCCACTCCCACCCCCGTCAATTTGACACGTCTTGCGTGCCTTACCTTACACT